TCAAACATCCCCGGTGCCGTTGCAAACACAACCTCTGTTGCATATGCGTCTGAAATGCTTCCCATGATAATGAGCATACTGAATGACGGTGTTGAAGGGTGTTGCATAAAGGACGGCTTCTACAGAAGAAGCCTTACCACCTACAAGGGTTATCTTACCCACGAGGAAACAAGTGCGATACAGAATAAGCCCTGGATTCGTCCCGAGGACGTGCTTGGCATAGCAGACAAGAAGCTTGCCCTCGCACCTCCCGCAACCGTTACCCGTTCTACTAATTTTTATAAATAACAATAAAGGAGAGCTTGCCTTAGCGCAAGCTCTTTGCAGGTAAAAAATGAATTATAAAACAGATTACAGGCTTGAGGATTATATATTAAACACCACGTGGGAAACGCTCCCCGAGAACCTACAGGAGCGTCTTCGAGGCTGTCTTATTGACCTTATGGGGGCGCTGATTGCAGGAAGCGTGTCATCTCAGTTCAAGGTCGGAATGAATCTTGCCGAAGCCCTTTACGGCAAAGGTGACGTCGCCGTTGTCGGAAGCGATAAGCGCTTTAACTTTATGGGCGCCGCAACCGCTATGGGACACTCGTCAAATGCCTTTGATATCGACGATGGGCACAACATAATAAGAGCGCATCCGGGCACCTCCTTTATAGGCCCTGTTCTTGCCGCGGCATATGAAAAAAACGTTTCACTAAAGGAGCTTTTCTGTGCACTTCTTGTCTCTTACGAGGCAAGTATTCGTTGGGGCGTTGCCGTAATGGATTATTATAAGTACGCTCACTCAAGCGGAACGTTCGGTGCCTTCGGTACTGTTGCGGGTGTCGGACGTATTTGGAATTTTTCACGCAAGCAGCTTAACAACGCACTGTCCGTTGCCGATTTCAACGCACCACTTGTTCCGGGAATCCGCAGTGTTGAATATCCTTCCATGAATAAGGACGGTGTACCGTTTGGCGTTATGGTCGGTATACTTGCACTTCGTGAGACTCTTTGCGGATTTGAAGGCAATAAGAATCTGCTTGAGGCGGATGAGTACGCATATCTTGTCTCCGACCTCGGTGAGAATTATGAGACAATGAAGCTTTATTTCAAGCCCTATCCCTGTTGCCGTTGGGGACATCCCGCAATTGATGCCTGCCTTAACGTCATGAAGGAAAACAGTATCACCGCGGATTGTATTGAAAAGGTTGTTATAAAGACTTTTGAAAGAGCTACAATGCTTTCAAAAATTGAGCCGAAAACCGTTGACGAGGCACAGTATAATATTGCATATCCCGTGGCGGCGGCAATTGTCAACGGAGACTTCACACTCCGTGAGGTGCTTCCCGAGAATTTAGGGGACAAAAGGGTGCTTGAAATGATGAAACGCTTATCCTTTGAAAAGGACGAGCGCCTTGACAGCCTTTTCCCCGCAAAGCGAATCTGCCGTGCAGAAATCTATACAAAGGACGGAAAACATTACGCTTCCTCCGATTGTGAGCCAAGAGGCGAGGCACATGAGAATATCGGTGTCGATTGGCTTTCCGATAAGTTTATGAGAATAACTTCAACCGTTATTTCACGCACTAAGCAAGAGAAGATTCTATCGCTGATTTTAGGGGATATCTCAACTTCAGTTCGAACACTTGTGGATACCGTTAACGAATAACAAAAAAGCTTCGCAAAGGTTTTGCGAAGCTTTTTTGCATAATTTTTTGTTTGAAAAAGACTTTATTTGAATTTAATGCTCACGATCTCGCTCTTTGTTCCCACTCTCATGGGCATTCCCCAGTATCCCACACCCGATGACACGATAAGCTGTGGAGAATCATCGTTTTTTTGATAGTAGCCGTAGTCACAGACGTACATGAGGTTTGTGAGAATCGAAGCGGGGAAGAGTTGTCCCTTGTGGGTGTGTCCCGAAAGCACAAGGTCCACTTCGTTCGTATATGAATCAATGCTCGACGGATTATGATCGAGAACTATTACGGGGAGGTCTTTGTTATCGGACTTGAAAAAGTCGGATAATTCACCTCTTGAAAGACCGTCATATCCGCCTATGGAGTGTCTGTCAAGCCGTCCTACAAGAACAAGTCTTTCGTCGATTACGGTATAGTCCTCCATAAGCAGTGTGACGTTTGCCTTCTCGAGGGTTGAAAGCATCTCGTCAAGCGTTTCGCCGCCGTCGTGGTTCCCGAGACACGCAAACGTGCCGTAGCTTGAGTTGATTTTTTTGAGGTCCTCTACAACCTTTTCGGGATTTGAAACAGCGCTGAAATCCGTGTCAAATATATCTCCCGAAATGAGTACGAGGTCAGGGGAGAGGGAGTTGATTTTATCAACTATTTCGGGAAGCCTTCCCTCCATACCGACAGCCCCTATATGAAGGTCACTTAGCATGACGATACTCATGTCGGAGATATCGGTCTTTTCTTCAAGTTTTATTTCATAGCTTGTAACCTTTATATCCCTTGCATTGATTATTCCGTAAGCGACAGTTATTACAGTTGCCACGATTACACAAAAAACGGATATCGGACAAAATAGGGCGCTTTTATAAAACGGAGCCTTCAGAAGTCTGCAAATGAGACCGATAATGTCCGCAAGCAGGCAGAAAATAAACAAATAGATGAAAACTCCCATAAAGTACCCCGATAATATCTCAAATAAAGTGCTAAAGAACGGGATATTGAGTCTTGCTACTCCAAGTATCATAATAACAGTTAGAATTGAAAAAAATATCAAAACGGATTTAAAGGAAAGATTCTTGAAGAAGTGACGGAGGGCAGTGTGTATGCGCTTTGACAGATACCATGTAACCCCGCCGAATACAACAAGTAACATAAGAAGAAAGAATACCATTTGATGCTCCTTATAGAAATAGCGATTAAATTTGGTAATACGCTTTCATTATACCCTTACTTTTTGAATAAGTAAAGAATTTTGTGTAAAAATGTATGCAGAGCTTCGCACGGTGATGATATACCAAGTCTGCGGCTTGGATAGAAAAAAGCATTTGCTTTTGCAAATGCTTTTTTCTGGCCCACCATTACATAAGCTATCCGAACACTCCGACAGCTCGTCAAGGTAGTCTATAACGTCAAGGTGATTTATCTGCTTACCGCCTCTCACGTTATAATATATTATTAATTTATCATCCCAAAGATAAACACAGTTAACAAGAGTATTTATAATCTTCCTTCGGAATTCACGGTCAAGAAGGTCTCCTTTAAGAAAAGATCGTAAAAACTTTTGCACTTCATCTTCTGTGATGATTAACGATTCTTTGAATTTTAGCTCCGAGAGCTCGTCCTCTGCGGAGATTTTTTGTTTTTCGAGAATGTCAAATTTCTCGTTGAGCTTATCGATAACCATTTGAGATTTTGCGTGTATAAGTGCATCGACCGAAGAATCAATCTCTTTTTCGATGCGGCGAAGCTCGGCTTGAAGCTCGTCTATCCTGGACGCATCTATATTTTTTCTTGCTTCTTCGACAACCCTTCGGGATATCTCTTCAATACCTTCGTCGGTCAGGACGTATAAAAGAGTCTGTTCGCAAACATACCATTCAATGAAGTCCTTCTTCTCTGACTTTTTCTTACAGTCTGCGATATGCTTTTTCTTCTTACTGCAGGAATAATAGTGGTGACGCTCCCCGGAACGTGAAGTCCCCGAGTCTCCTATCATAGCGCCGCCGCAGTAACCACAAAATAGCTTACCGCTTAGAGCAAAGTTAACTTCTTCGTGTACCTTACGACCGAAGATCCGTTTTCCTTCTTCGACATAAACTTGTGCTTTGTCAAATAATTCTTTGGTTATAATTGCGGGACAGCTTCTCGGTATATCGCCCTGATCGGGATCGTTGTATGTATAATCTCCGTAGTACATTTTATTTGTGACAACGAGAGTGACACTGTTAATGCTCCAAGGTTTCCCGTGCTTGGTCCTAAATCCTGCGGCATTGAGTGCGGCGGCGACTTGGCTTTTTGTTTTACCGTCCGCATATAGCTCGAACGCCATGCGGACACACCGAGCCTCGCCTTCATGTATTACAAGCTGTTGATTTTCCACGCGGTATCCAACCGGAACGTTGCCGCCTGTCCATAAGCCTTTAGCTGCAGTTTCTCGCATTCCACGTTTAACAATTCTCGAAAGCCTTCTTGAATAAGCTTCGTCCATTGCCTCATATATGCTCTCAAGAATTATACCTTCGTCACCGTCACTTATTTGTTCGGCGGTAGAAAGGACACGTACACCCACCTGCTCAAGCTTCTTCTTGTATATTGCCGAGTCATATCGGTTACGCATAAAGCGGTCAAAACGGTAAACTATTATAAACGCAAATTTTTGCTTTTCGGCATCTTTTATCATGCGCTGAAAGTCCGGGCGGTTATCGTCGGTGCCGGTCATTGCACGGTCGATGTATTCGCCAACAACCTTGAATCCTTTCTTTTCACAATACTCACGGCAAATTCTGAGCTGACCGTCTATGCTGTTTTCGGTCTGCTTATCCGAGGAATAACGTGCATATATAACTGCATTTGAGGCATATTCTGCAGGAACGGGTTTTATTTTAATAAATGCCATAATTTTTTATACCTTCTTTGTGATTTATAATAAGTGAAAAAATGAAAGGAGTTTTTCACTTATGCTCGATAAAATTTTGTTGATGCTTTGGGCAAAACTTACCAAAGAAGAAAAAGAAAAATTAATCAAGCGTATAAAGGAGAAGAAAGGGGAGCGTTAAGCTCTCCTTTGTTTTATGTTAAAACAATAGTGTTCTCGTCTGGAATAATATCTTGAGCATGATAAGTTGCGAATTGAGAAAAATCTGTGTATACGGACAAATGATTTTGTAAGGTATTTTCAATTAAGCAATCTTCTAAAAAGAAATCTGCCATTTTTTCATATGTAATTTTTAAATGAATAAATTTACAAGAATTTTTTAACAAGTCGGTTAATTCTGTGTAAAAGCCTCTTAACATATCTTTTCCTTCAGACTTTTTTTCTGGTGGGAAATCGTCTATAAGGTCAATTAACCCGTTAATTGTTGCATCTATTATTACAGCAACATCTGATGGAGAATATTTCTCCTCTAAAATTTTTTGGGATAAGTACAATAAATACTGTAAATATTGCAAGTAATCAGCGAATGTAGGCTCTTTGCCAAGAGACTCAAATAAATCTATACAGTTATTGCCGCTGGTAAGAATGAAATGACTAAGAATTACTCTACCATAGTCTTCTTTGGTTATATAAGCTGGAGCATCATCTTTTTTGGTTTTTTGCCGAATTGCTGAATTTGATTTTTTAAGTATCACCCACCATGTAAACATACCTATTTGCAAAAGTAAAAATACCCAATAAATTATTGATGCGGTACTTGACGGAGTTTGAACCGCCTTAAAGAAAGCAATTATCGTTAAAATTTGAGGTATCAAGTTTGCCAAAGGACTTTTAGCTGCAGCAAAATACAACAAAAATAAAACTACGCTTATCCATTTTGGATAAATTAAAAGGGTTAGAGAAATTAACATAGCCCCCACGTTTATTGACTGCAATATAAAATTTAAAATTCTGAGTTTATTTAACGCCTTCTTCAATGATTCTTCGTATTCGGTCATTTACTTTCTCCCATCAATAACAGATTTTATTACGTTCAGCAGCCATTCCTTGTCTTGTTCGGACATATCAGAAAGGAGCTTTTTAAATTCACGGTCAATATCGGAGGTGTCTTCAGTTATACCTTCAGATACATTCCCTAAAACTAGGTCAGATGGCTGCAATTTTAAAATCTTAGCCAAAGATGCAATTCGACTTCTTTTCATATTTGAAATTTCGCCGGATTCCCACCTTGAAATTGTTCCTTCACTTACTCCTACGGCTTTAGCGACTTCTTTCATTGTAAGCCCTAATTCTAAACGCCTATCCTTTATCATGTTTTTTATCACTTTAAACACCTCTCGAACATTATATAGTATTTTTTGCATTTTTGCAAGTGTTTTTTGCATAAACGCAAAAAAATGTGCAAAAAGGGGTTGACAAAACAAAATATGTGTGTTATATTACTTGCGTAAACGCAAGTTGGAGGTACGAAATGAATTCTAAAAAATTAAGAATTAAGCTCATCGAACAAGAAAAAACGTTGGAGGCACTTGCTGAATATTTAGGGTGCAACATTACCACGCTTTATCGTAAGTTAAACGGTGAAAGCGATTTTAGCAGGGCCGAAGTACAGCTCACGGCAACTTTCTTGAATTTGTCAGCATCTGATGTGAATGCTATTTTTTTTGATAACGAACTTGCGTAAACGCAAGAAACGAGGTCCGCAATGCAAAAAGTAAAAGTAATAGTAGGAACCTTCGCCCGCCGGTTTGAAATTCAACTGTATAAAAAGGAGGCCTTATGGACGCCAAAAAGAAAGATGCTCTTTTATCAGAGCATCTAAAGAACAGATTAAAAAACGCATTTCAAAAAAACTTTAATCCCGATGAGCTTCGCTTAACTCAAGAAGCTTATCTCTCAGATTTACCAAGCGAACGTCACGAATGCCTAAAGCGTCATGAGCTTCGCATTCATCGTAAACTAAAAAAGCTAAAAGAGTGTACTCTTGCTTAGAAAAGCAGGTTAAGGCGGACAGTGTTTTGAGCTTGTTAAGAGATGAACCTATTAGTTCTTCAGCTTTTTGTGGTGTTAGTATATAAAAATCTTCAGCACACGAAGTTTCAAGAAGTTCGATTAAAGTGCTGCTTTCGTAGGGGGTAAAAATCATAGCATCCTCCAATATGTATTTTTAAAGATTATATCACTTGCAAAAATAAAAGTCAATAAAGCCAAGGAGCCAGTAATGGAAAAAGTAATAGTAGGAACCTTCGCCCGCCGAGACGAGGCAGGAAACTTCCTTCCGTCAGTGCCGATATACCAGGAGCTTGACGAAAGAACACAGGCAAAGCGAGACGTCGTGTTTGACGAACTCGGCAAGATCTTCTTCGAGAAGATGAAGGCGGCAGGACTTGTGCGTCGTAATATTAAAAAAGGAGCAAAGAAAAATGGCTGAGGTAATATTTTTGGTGTTATTCTTCGGAATTGGCTGGGCATTACTCAGCCCCACTGAAAAGAAAAAAGTTTTTGAAGAAGAAAAGGAAGAGGTCCTTCGAGAGGGCTATTTTTTAAAGTAAATAACCGCATAAGCGGAAATATAGGAGGTAAAAACAATGAAAATCGATTACAAGGAGTATCCGAAGATGTTTATCGGTGTCACGGATATCGCAAGTCTGACCTTGCGATTTCCCGACCAGGCGAGAATGCTTCACTTCGGGGAGGACGGCGAACAGAACGCCTACGTCGTGGATGAGTCCGCCGCAATCGGCGAGCACTATAAGCTCATTCACGCAGGACGTCACTGGATACGCATTTATGACGACACCGGTCTTTCTTTTGAGGCTGACGCCGACAGTATCCTCGTCTACCGTGCCGGTGAGAGAGGGTGCGTGATTCAGCTTATTAACCCCACGTCAGTCAACGGCGAAGAGCTTCGACTCGTTGACGAGGACGCAATATCAATTACTTGCGATGAGCCTAACCCCGACGAGTATCTTGAACTCTTGATGAAATACGAAAATAAGGAGGGAACAAAATGAACCTTATAAGCACTGTACCTTATATGTTAAGCGACGACTACAAGGAGCGTTTTATCGCTGAATATTGGCAGACAAAAGAACGTTATGAACGCCTTAAAAGTTTTTGCAATAAAATCGAAGCACATCAGCTTGCCAAATTATCAATCGGCAACGGGGAACTTGAAGGTGTCGCATTGAATCCCTGTCCCGCGCATGATTGCCCGCTTACCTTGCTCAGACAACAGCAAAAGGCTATGGGAGAATATCTCCACACGCTTGAGATTCGTGCGATCATAGAAAATATAGAATTGACTGAGCCACAAGAGACTAAACTTAGTAACATTGAAAAGCTTCGCCGAATATATAAAGTTCTCGGGTATATCGTAAATGACCTTGACGATATTTGTTCAGATGAACAGGAGCTCCTTATAGCCATGAACGAGAGGGACCCGAGATACGAAGGTAAAGAGCTTGTCCTTGCGTGCATCGAAAATGCCTCCGCTGACGTGGGCGAAGCTTACGAAATAATTGAGTCTATATTGGAGGATGAAAATGATACCTGAAGGATTCAAGGATATAAAAACTCATGAGCCGCCTCTTTGGGAAGATATTGTATTTGCCCTCGAGGATGGACGGCGCGTTATGGGATATTATTCCGGAAAGATGCACGGAAAAGATGAGTATCTCAATACCTCAGACGAGCATATACACGGCGTTATAGCCTGGAAGTATACCTACGAATAAATAACGGAAGGTGATAAGAATGACAGTATTTGAAAAAATATCCGCTCAGCAGGGAGCGGAAAGAACCGCCGTATGGATGGCGGGCGAACAGCTTAAAGACATAATAAGAAACGATGCGAGGGCACAGGAGATAGTGTCTCAGGACCTTGACGTTCCCGAAATGAGCCTTGCGGAATGCGAAAAGAGAATAAAGGCATATGCAGATAAGCACAAGACGGGCAATTTCGCTTGCGTGACACCTGTTGAGGCGGAGAATATAATCCGAGAGTTTTACGGAATCGAAAAGAGGTCCGAAGCGCCTTTAGAGGATGCATCCGCACCGTTAACGCTTGACAGCTTCTTTTGAGCGGAGGGGAGAAAATGGCAAATATTAACGAATATGAAAATCTTCTCCCCTTTGCTCCTCCTACAGAACTTGTACCTTGGCTGAGGGAACGAGGCTGCTTTAACAAGAACTATATAATCTATCGTGCCACAAACGAAACAGTGATCGAATATGATTCCACGCACAAAGAGAAGGTCGTGCAGTGCACCTGCACAGCTTGCGAACGCACTTTCAATATGCAATACGCCAAAAACGAAGCTTGCCGCAACTCATACAGCTCATCTCCCTTTGGATTCTTTAACGAGGCAACGGGCGAGCACGTTATAAGCGGTCAAACAGCCATTTGTCCGTATTGTGGAGAAGGCGTGAACGTCAGACACGTCGGAAGCTTTCGGTACACCTTCGAAGATTGCGAAACGTGGCCCATGACCGTGCACGTGATAGACGGACTGCCTTGCCTTATATTGTGGTCGGTGTATCGCACCATTGATAAAGAGGCACGAATAAATGTTATATCACATCCGTACGAAGCATTTGTTTTTGACGGCAAAAAAACAGCACGCTATTGTGCGTATTATAAGTACTTTACAAGCTTTACTTGGCTTGATAAATGGGAGAAAAAAGCGAAGTGTAACGACGAGCTTGGACGCATTGAACGTATCTTGCCGTTCGATAAAAACATATTGGACGGCACCGTGCTTGAGAATTCAAAGTTTTTTGAGTATGTCAAGGCTTCTTCTAACGCTTACCCCGTGACCTACTTGCGTATATATCAAAAGCACAAAAACATAGAAAATCTTGTGACTTCGGGCGCAACGAGGTTTCTCAATGATATTATTTATTGCGAATTTTCGGGACCGCAAGGATATTGGGGCAAAGCTTTCGTCGGAAAACTTAATCTTGAACATATTAACTTCAAAGAAAAACGTCCCGCACAGATGCTGGGGCTTGACAAAAACGAATTTGCCCGAGTGCTAAAAAACAAGTGGGACATTACCACGCTTGATTTTTACTTAAAGTGTAAAAAAACGGGTGAACTTCTTACAGACGAAGAGCTTTCTCTGTGTTATAACCTTGGTTTTTATGATTCGGAGAGACTTCTCGAAGCGGATATACCCCGAAAAACTTCTAAGAGCTTTATAAAAGCACTCCGTTACTTAGACAGGCAGAAAAGAAAGTACCCCAAAGATAACGTACACTCGAGCTTGCTTACAGACTTTTGGGATATGTCGCGGCGTCTTGGAGATCGCCTCGATACCGAAGACGAAATATATCCACAAAGGATTAAAAGTGCACACGACGCCGTGAGTGAAAAAATAAACAAGCAAAAGTCAAAGCTTTACAAAAAAGAATTCGAAAAAAGATATAAAACGCTCAAAAAATACTCATGGGAGTTAGAAGGTCTCTTTGTTATACCTGCAAAGAGCGAAGCAGAATTACGTCAAGAGGGAAAAAGTCTTCATCACTGCGTAGCATCCTACGCTGAAAAGCACGCAACCGGAAAGACTGCTATATTCTTCATCCGTCAAAAAGAAGCCCCCGAAAAGCCTTTTTACACACTCGAGCTTGACGAGAAAAATCTCACCGTCCGGCAGAACCGAGGACTGCGAAATTGCGACAGAACGCCTGAGGTTATAACCTTCGAGGCGGAATTTTTAAAACACTTACAATTATTAAGGAGCAAAAAAATAATATGAACGAAATGCAGATAACAAGAAATCCTGATGTTATAGCTCAGGAGATAAGAGCACTTACCGCTACGATGCTTACTAATATTGTGGAAATCGGCAGACGTCTGTGCGAGGCAAAGGAGCTTTTGCCACACGGAGAATTCGGAAAGTGGGTGCAAGAGCAGACGGGTTATTCTTCATCCACAGCTAACAACTTTATGCGCCTTTTCACCGAATATTCTGATCAACAATTTAGCATTTTTGGGGCGAGTGTAAATTGCCAATCGATTGGCAATTTGCCCTATTCTAAGGCACTTTTACTGCTTTCGGTACCCTCAGAAGAGAGGGAAAATTTTGTTGTTGAAAACAACGTTGCCGAGATGTCCAACGCCGAGCTTAAGAAGGCTATTCGTGAGAGGGATGAAGCTCTTGCGAAGGTCGGAGAGCTTGAGGAGGCAAGAGATGATATTGCCTCGGCACTGAGCGAAGTGCGTGCGGACAATGACCGCCTTAAGGCCGAAAATAAAGAGCTTTCAAGTCGTCCTCTCGATGCCGTTATAAACGCAACGAGCAAGGAGGATATAGAGAAAGCCGTTGAAGAAGCATTAAAAGCTGCAGCATCTGAGCACAAAGCCGAAATGGATGCGTTGCAAAAAAAGCTTGATGGCGAAGTTAAGAAGAACGATAAGCTTGAAAACAAGGTGCGCAACGCAGAACAGAAAGCTCAGGATGCCGAAAAGAATGCCTTGGCGGGCTCCGAGGAGTATAAACGGCAGGCGGCAGAGTCAAAGGAAGAGGCTGAAAAACTCCGCCGTGAATTGCAGATGTCGGACCCTGTGACCGCAGAGTTCAAAGGAATATTTGAACAGGTGTCTGTCATGGTTGCAAAGCTTCGAACTATAATCAAGTCTGCAAGTCCTGAAGCTGCACCGAGACTCAAAGCGGCGCTTTCCGCTCTCGGAAAGCAGATGGAGGAGTAAAATGTTCAAACTAAAAATGGAACTGTGGGAGATTCTGCAGGATTACAGAACGGCAAAGGATAAGGATAATATGATTACCGTTCTTGCAGACCGTAATATTTGCGAACGCAAGGATATTATAGAAATTCTTGAAGCAAATGGCGAAAAGGTTGAAATCGTCGAGAAGAAAAAGAAAGTTAAAATCCACACCGAGCCTCCTTCGGTGTGTGATATTATCGACGTTTACGCTACCGCTAAGGCGCTGAATCTGTATAAGATATCTTTGCAGAAGGACCGCAGCGAGATTCTGAAGGCGCTTAAAGAGCTTGAGGAGGAATTTGCAAGGGTCGAAAAATCTATAGCGGCAATACACGAAATTATAGAGGAGCGTGAGGCTGAATGATACACTCGCTTAAAATATCCCCAAAATTTTTCGAAGAGATTATAGAAAAGAAAAAAACGTTCGAAATGAGGTTTAACGACAGAGGTTTTGAGATTGGAGACCTTCTCGCACTTAATGAATGGGACGGCGAGAAATATACGCACAGAAGCTGTCTCGTTGGCGTCGCAAGTATACTTACCGACTTTGCGGGAGTGCGGGAAGGTTATGTTGTGATGTCTATAAAGTTGATAGATATATATATTCCGAAATTTAAGGAAGAATTGTTGTTCGATGTTTTAAATGGTAAAGGAGGTCCTACTTCTGGGAAAATATCAAGCTTTGCGGCTGAAATGTCAAAAAAAGAGAATCCTGAAAGCTTGGAAGCCCAGAAGCCCAAAACAGAAATTCGCCAAATTGTAACAAGAACCTCGTATGACGGAGACGGATTTGCCCTTGAGGGAACAATCTTCTTGAACGAGCTTCTTAAGGCAGGAGCGCACGTTGTCGGTGTTGTCCCTTATTACGACCGCAAAGGACGTATAGTCGGGAATGAATATCTTTTAGAGGTAGAAAAGGAGATAAACAATGACCCTTGCAGAGCTTGACACGGCGCTTGAGAAGCGCTTCCCGGTCATTCACACTTGCCATAATACAGCGACTCCGGGGGAATACTTTTACTCTTACGTTTCAGCAATCACAAAAAGATTTTTGGATGATAAAATTATAATTCAGGCTGAAGTGAAAAACACAACACATAACTCAGTGGCTATTGTTAATCCCGAAGAGTTACGCTATGCGACACCCAAAGAATTCACAAACTATTATAAAAACACGGAGGAAAGAAATGGAAAAGGACCTGAACAAGGAGATTCCTTGTCATGCCTTGAAGCTTAAGGCAAAAGAAGCATACGCTAAAAAAGAAGAATTAAAAAAACTATACGAATCAACGTTCTGCAGCGGGGTGAAAATTGAGCGCTTCCGAATCTATTTAATATACAGATCCGAAGCAATGCGTGACGCTGCTATTGAGAGGGCAAGAGAAATGTTCAAATGGGCAAAAATCGAAAGTCGCATCTGCTGGGTACGTGAAAAATATCTTGACCCGAAAGGAAGGTAAAAATGAGTGCAACAGATAAATACTTAAGAGGCATTGAAGCTTTGCGGGAGTTTTGTGAGGAAGAAGCCGCCCTTGACGTTAAGATATTCACAGAAGAATATCCTATAAAATACGTCTTTGCCCCTCGTGAAGCTGAGCAGTTAACACTTGACGGGGATTCTGATGAAGGAGAGGGCGAGATGATTATCACCTGCGGGTTAAAAACGTCAATTAATAACTCGTTGAAGTTCAGCATCGAGGCGCCAACGCTTAAGAAACTCTTGAGACTCGCGGAAAAAACTTCCATATTATATTATCATTCTTTTTGTGAATTGCAAAAAGGTCCGCAAACACTTGAAGAGGCTGCACGGTAATGGCAGAGCCCTTCGGAATGCGCACTTGTATCGTGTGTGGCAAGAGTTTCCTTCCCGCGCCGTTCCACGCGTATAAAGTCTCGGAAGAGAGCCGAGAGCTTATGTGCTCTTACACTTGTATGATGAAGTACTTCCGAGAGCACGAGCGCAAAAAATACACCCGAAAAGAATCCTAATGTCCCAATTTTTAAAATTAAATAAGTCCCGAAGAGCGGCGAGCTCTTTTTCGGGCTTGTAAATAATCTTAACTTAACGACCATAAATCACAGGACAGGGAGAGAGTCGGAGGAGAGAGGGGATAAAAAGGGGAGAGAGGAGGCGCGACTCTCTCCTTGAGGCGGGCAAAGCCCGCCGCTCTCTTGCTCCTCTCTCCCCTTTGAACAGGAAAGAAAATTATGAGATGTTTATATAGAGAAACTATGCACAAATGCGGTGATACTTATCTCGACGTGGATATTTTTCCCGTGTACGATAAGCAGCGCGGCAGAGGTCCTAAGCGTGCCCCGACAAGTGAAGTCCAGGAAAGGCTTAACAAGCGAAATTCACAGAAGAAGCTTGTCAGACTTCTTAACACTAACTTCACGAAGAAGGATATACGCTTTGACCTCACATATTCTGACGCAAATCTTCCCGCAGACGTCAAAGAGGCTCAAAGACTTGTGCAGAATTTTTTTAGGCGTCTAAAGTATTTGCGCCGCAAACTCGGGTTACCCGAGCTTCGCTATGTCATGGTTACCGAATACGGAGAAGAGAAAGGACGTTTGCATCATCACATAGTAATGTCCGGAGGTGTTGATATTAATACACTTGCCGAACTCTGGGGGCTTGGCTATACGACTGTAAAGCCGCTGCAGTTCGATGACAGAGGGCTTGTGGATCTTGCAACATATCTTGTTAAGGAGTCGGCTCTCAAGAAGCTGTGGAGCTCGTCTCGTAACCTCGAAAGACCCGAAGTCAAGAGCCGTGATGGAAAAATATCCGCTCACCGTGTGGGCGAGTGGGCACTTTCAGGTGCTGACAGCCGCTATCAGATAGAGGCTGTCTATCCCGGATATCGTCTTGTGGATATTATACCGTACATAAACGAGGTTAACGGAGGGGTATATCTCGCCCTGCACCTTGTTAAGAACAATTCAAAGCCTAAAGTTAAGAAATGTTAAGGTCCTCGCGTGCAGGACCGCACACGCACACGCACGCAAAAAAGAAAGGAGCAGAACTACGGGGTTTCGCAAATATAGAGGTATCAACCTACCCGAAGAAGAGCAGGGAATAATCTTTTACACATGCCTTAGATTTTCACGCCTGCCAGAAAAAAAGAAACGTAAAATAGAGCGCCTGTGCATCGAGTGTGCAGGCGAATATCGTCATGCTCTTTTTGAGCTTGTAACGACTCGAAAAACGGCTTCTTCGCTGGCGCATAAGCATCACACATCCGAATCGACACTATATGAGCTTCGTAAGAAATTTTATGAGTCCTGGAACAAATGAAAGAGCAAGGCGTTTAACCTTGCTCTTGGATGGTTACATTCAGTTTTAAAAGGTTTTCCATCATTCGGACTACATAAGAGGGCGGCACACGTACACCTCTACACCAATCCTCTACAGTTCTTGCTGGAATATTAAACCTTCGTGCTAACTCTACCTGCTTGATATTGTATTCTGCACATAATTCCTTTACTGTTTTTTCGCTCATATCCTTTCGGCAAGTAAAAAAGCCAAAGCAACGATACATGCGATGTGACCGACAAGCTTTAGAGTTTGAAAACTAAGTGTTAAAATATCTTTTTTCACTTGACATACTCCTTTTTTTAAGTTATAATATATACACTCCCCCGAAGGGGAGTGGGGGCTTACGCCCCTACTCCTTTCAGGAGTTCGATGATGATTATCAGCCATCCTATTAGCGAGATAATCTCAATCGCAAGCTTATTGAGTTGCTGAACCAACTTGATAAGCTTTTTTATTTTGCTTTGCGATTCACCCATGGGAACCACCCCCTTTCTGTAACATTATTATACCACGCAATGCGTAGATTGTCAATAGATATTGCAAAATTTTTTTCGTAAATTTGAATTTTTTTCAAGAGCACTCATTTTGAGTGCTCTTTTGTTTTATCTCCTTTTGCAAAATTCCTGAAAAGCACTACTATATAGTGCTAAAACGCCGTTTTAAAGTCTGTGATAACTGCACGGCAGGCGTGATATAATTATATTGCAACAGGAGAAATAGGCGTTTTTTGGGCGCTCGTTGGGTTAGTCGGCACAAAAACGAATGATAGAGTCTCCGACAGAGGGAGGAAAGGGCGGGAATAAGACGGAAAGGAGCGTTCGAATGGCTAAAAAGAATAAAGCGGATTTTGATTTTGAAGCGGCTCAAAAAATGAGTTCGTCGGATATACGTAAGTATATGGACGAAAAAGAAGTCAAGTTCGCTGAGGAATACCTAAAGGACATGAATGCCACGCAAGCTGCTATTCGGGCAGGATATAAAGCAGGCAAAGATAACGCATCCGCATCCGTACAAGGGTCGCGTCTGATGCGTGACGAGAGGGTCAGAGCTTACCGCAGTGCTCTTATACGTGAATCTGTGGAAGATTTGGACGTGACACGAGAGACGGTAGTGCTTCAGCTGATGGAGATATTCCGTCGTTGCATGGCAGCCGTGCCTGTTCTCGAATACGACAAAGAATCCAAAGAATGGGTTGAGTCCGGAACGTGGCAGTTCAACGTCAAGGGCGCGGTTAAGGCTCTCGAACAACTTTCTAAGCTCATGGGATTTGAAGCTCCCACCGTTCACAAATTCGATGGCGAAAGCTTTGAAGACTTCATAAAATCTCTCGGAGGAGGTCGGACGTATTGACCGACGTTCTCGTAAAAATAAAAAATCCCCATTTTTACATAGAAAACTTCTTAAAAATCCGAGACAAAGACGGAAAGCTTATAAATCTAAAACTCAAGCCCGCACAGGAAAAGCTGTATAACCTCATGAAGGCTGAGCACGAAGCGGGACGCCCTGTCAGGATCGTAATTCTCAAAGCTCGACAGCTTGGATTTTCTACAGTTATCGAAGCTCTGTTCTTCCAGGACGCCGCAACCCGTGAGCTCGTCAGAACCCTTATCGTAGCACACACGGCAGACGCTACGGCGAATCTGTTCAAGATGAATAAGCTTTTCTATGACAAGCTTCCTCGTCCGCTCAAGCCAATGATACGCAATTCAAATGCACAAGAGATTCTTTTCGAGAATCCTACGAGAGACCCCCAAGAAAAGGAACGTCACCCGGGACTTATGAGCTCGATAAGATGCGTACCCGCCGTCGGTGAGAACGTCGGACGAAGTTCAACACTTACTAACGTCCATGCCTCGGAGGTAGCCTTTTGGGGCAATATAAACGACACAATGGATGCGCTTTTTCAAGCCGTTCCCGACAGCCCTGATACGGCTATCGTTGTGGAAACAACTCCGAACGGCTTCAACTCGTTTAAAAAATTCTGGGACGATACGGTTGCTGGGAAAACAGGATTCGTACCTGTGTTCTTCCCTTGGTTCGAAGATCCTGAATACCGTAAGCCCGTACCACCTAATACGGAGTGGACAGACGAAGAATTAAAACTCAAGGAAGCATATAACCTTGACGAAGAGCAGCTGTCCTGGCGCCGCTGGTGTATAGCGGCGAATCTCCGAGGAGATGCCGAAAAATTCAAACAAGAATATCCTTCCTGCCCGGAAGAAGCATTTCTTATGTCAGGTAATCCCTTCTTTGACGTGAAGACAATAGTCCTTCGTCTCAACCTCGTTAAAAAGCCTCTTATGAGAGGGCGGTTTATCTATGAGGAGGGTGAAAATCTTCGCCCCGAAAATATAAAATGGCAAGAATCGGACGACGGCGAAATTTATATATGGCAAACCCCCGAAAAAGGCGTCCCGTTCGTTATCGGAGGAGATACCGCAGGTGACGGCAGTGACCGTTTTACTGCGCACGTTCTTGATAACGTTACTTCTCAGCAGACTGCCGAGATTATTTATTCTGGCGGCTCTGAGCTGTGGTATACCCAACAGCTGTACTGCCTTGGGAAACACTTCAACAACGCTCTTATAGGCGTCGAAATAAATTTTTCGACTTACCCCGAGAGAAAGCTTGAAGAGTGGGGGTATTCGAATTTGTATATTCGAGAAAAGCCCGACGACGTTACCCGAGAATTGAACGTTAAAAAATTCGGATGGCGCACGGATCCGAGAACCCGTCCGCTGATTCTTGCAAACCTTCACACTGTTATGAATTTAACGCCCGAAGTTATAGAGTCTCACGAGCTCCTATCCGAGATGCTGACCTTTATAAAAAACGAGAATATGCGTCCTGAGGCGGCTACAGGTTCGCACGACGACCTTATTATAGCAGCTGCAATAGCGCATTTCATTCGGAATCAGCAACGCTTTACCGTTCAATGTGAGAGGGAAGAAGCACCGCAAAAGCTCATCAACAAGCTTGAAAAAAATAAACGCAGGAGAAAGTAAAAAATGGCGATTTTTAAAAAGTCAAAAGTACCAACCCCGAAGGAGTATGAAAATGGCAGAATTTATGATTATTCAACCCGTGAGGGTAGAATTGCCACTGCCGAGTGGCTTTTCTACCAGGCACGAGTTGAGAGAAGTGCTAAAGAGGTCGAGTGGCGCACGAGCGAGGACTATTACAACATGGCACACAGTGCCGCCTTAGAAATGGACTCAGCTTTGCAGGACCTTGACATTCCGTGGAGACCACCTTGCGTCACTGATGCATTCATCATGGTTGAATCTCAGATTATTCCTGAAATTCCCATGCCCGAATTCCACGGCCGAGACGATGACCGTGACTCTGTAAGAGCTAAAAAAAGAGAGCTTGCAGTTAAATATATCATCGAGTCCAATCGTGTAGATGAAATGAATACGGCAAACGAGCGTAGAATTCGCAAGTTTGGCGACGCTTGGTGGAAAGCGTACTACGACGAGTCAATGCCGTTCGGCGCCAGAATGGGAAACATCCGCGTCAAAGATATTTCTGTTGCAGATGTTTATCCCGACCCAACTGCAAGAGGAGGAGACCTTGAAGCGTGCGAGTATGTCGATTACGTTTATTCGATTCACAAGAATAAATTCTATCGCCTTTACGCTAAGGAACTTAAAAAGCAGGGGATAACTCTTGACGACGTGCTTGACGCATATTACACAAAGGAGGGCGAGGAACTTCTTGATACCGAGTCCCATCCGTCCGGAATGCTTGACGATACCGTGCAGATTCTTGAGCACTGGTTCCGCCAACCCTACGATACGAAGGACGCCCCTGCTGGATCGATAGCCTGCTCAATGCAGGTCTCGGGCTTTGAAATAAAGTACATACCTAATTACTGGGTGAACACTGGACGTCAATGCCAACTGTTCCCATTTGTACATTATTGGTGCATTAGAGACGAAAATTCTTTTTATAACCGTTCCGAGCTTGAGCCTATTATCCCGCTTGTTGACGTGGCAAACAGAGCTCTTGCGACAGGACTTCTCAACGATGCCATGACCGCTAACGACATTATTCTTGTCGAAGAAAACGCACTTGCCGACGGCGAAGAAATAACTAACGAACCCGGTGAAGTAGTTACGGTTAAGCAAGGCCATATGAACGGAGTCGCCCGACTTGGCGGTCTTACAAGCGGAGTGCGTAACCTTAATATGGTTAAATGGGCTCAAGAGCAGATGCAGCGCACTAACCGAAACTACGACACGAACAACGGACGCGAGACGTCCCGTGTCACAACTGCATCGGGGCTTCTTCAGCTGAGAAGCGACGCAGACAGCCAGCGCACAATCAAAAAAGCAGACCGTGATGCAGGTTTTCGCCGACTTTATGAGCTTCTCGACTGGCTTGCTCTTGAGTTCTGGGACGAAGACACATACCTTTATATCGGTGCTAAGACAGCAAACGAAGAACCGCAAGAGGCTATGTATAATTCGACGGAATTTGCAACGGTAATCCCCGGAAGCTTCGATACTATGACGGGCGAACGCCTGACGGACGACAAAATTTATTATCCGAAAATCGACGTGACAATCTCAACGGGCGATGGAATATCCAAGAATCCCGCAACAACAGTCGAAGTGCTTGATAAGCTTGCCGCTATTACTGTTACTGCTGACAACTGGAAGCTTCTCGCAGCCGAACTTGAATACCTTGATATTCCACAAAAGCAAGAAATTATAGATTCCTGGAAAAAGAAATTTGAGCCCGAAGAGGCTACAATCCCCCCCGAAATCATAGCCGCTCTTCAAAGTGACCCTGACTTACTGTCAGCGCTTCAGGAGACTGTGGCACAAGGAATGGCACCCGCTTCTGATATGATGGGCGGAATGCCGAGTGGTAACGTTATAGAAGGCGGAATGCCTCTTGATATTCCCACAGATACGGTGCAGGGAGTTCCCGTCAACGTTCCCTCTGCACCAAGTAATTTACCAATCTGAAAATTTAATCCCGAGAGGGACGAAAGGAAAATAAAAAAATGAATGAACTTGAAATGACGAATGATTTTGAAGAAAACAGCGACGTCACAGAAGGAGCCGTAGACCTTCAGGAAGACAACGAAAGCCGTGAGGATGATTCCGACGACGGACAGGAAGGATTCGTAGACCTTCAGAGCCCTGACGAAGAAGACGAAGAGGACATTGGCGAAGATGAGGAAGACGGAGACTCTTCCGATCCTGAAGGCGCCGTTCAGGAGCCTCCCAAGCAGACTCGTGAGGAAAACGCAGCCATTCGCGCTGCAAGACTTCGCGCCGAGCGCGAAGCATATGAAAAAGCTGAAGAGAGGGCTAACACAGACATCGCAAGAAGTGGTATTGTTAACCCTTATACAGGCAAGCCGTTTTCAAGCCTCAAAGAGCTTAATGAGTACGGCGAAAAGGTAAGGCGTGCTAAGCTTGAAGAGCGCGCCCAGAAGGAAGGAAAGGACATTTCCGTTCTTGAAGAGGAAGAAGCAAACCGTGAGTTCATGACCAAGATGCGAAAGGAACATGAGGCAAAAAATAAACCCTCATCGGATAGCTTTATTGCTTCGGATGTTCTTGATTTTGTCAACAAGCATCCTGAATTCGCAACACCGGAGAAACTTTCTGCACTCGAAAACAATAAAAGTTTTCGCACGTTCTGCGGCAGCCGATACGGAGTCGAGCCTCTGTCCGAGCTGTATGAGTCATACGTCGAATTTGTAGGTGAAACCGGAAAGAGTGCCGTTGTTAAATCAAACTCACGTGCTGAGAGAAGTACGGGTGCAGGCGGTGACGGTGGCGATATGCTCACTCCCTCTGAACGTAAAGCACTCAAAGAATGGAACGAGACCTTTCCCGAAATGAAAATGACCCCTAAGGAATTTAAGAGTCGCAAGTAGAAAGGAAGGTAAAATATGCCTACAGGAACAGCATGGAAAACAGACAACTATAAGTTTGTTGGCAAAGCGTTTGAATACGAGTACGCCAACAGAATGAACAAGCTCTCCGCTATTATGGGCACGAGAACAAGCAACTCGATTGATTACGAACTCACCGGAGCAGGCGGCTACGGCGAGATGAAGCCCTACAATAACGACACTCTTAATATGGTCGAGATGAAGAGAGGCTTCAAGACCATCATTACGCCTCAGGAATACTCTATCACTCACGATATCGGATTCAAGCAGGCAAAGATTGACAAGAGCGGTGAATGCCGCAAGGTCGGAACCCGTCTCGCAGGGTCCGCCGCAATGACAGTATACGCACACGCTCTCAGGTGCTTCGGTAACGCATTCTCTGATCAGCATCTCGGAGGGGATGACCAGCCCTGGGCGTCTGATTCTCACCCCGTTGCATCAAAGGGAAGCACAGGAAGAAAGTTTATCGTCGATGAAGAGGCTGGAACTTACTCTAACCTCATCACAGACGTCCTCTCGGTTGCAGGCATTACAAAGGCACAGACTATGGCTAACCGCTTTGTCACTCCCGACGGTCTGCCCTATCTTTGCGAGTTCGATACGCTTATCGTATCTCCTGAGCTCGAACCGAATGCAAAGAAGATTTGCGGAGATGCTGCAAGACTTGACCCCGAATCTCCCAATAACGGCGCAAACCCCGTTCACGGAATGCAGTATATCGTTCTCGGCGGTGGTAAAGATGGATTCAGTGCAAAGCAGTGGGCGGTGTGCGATAGACGTCAGATGAAGGAGCTCTTCAACGTTATTTATATCACAAAGCCCAAGGTGTTTAACACCGAGCTTGATAATCCCCTCATTGACCGTTACACCGGCTACGTTGATTTCGGCACAGGCTGGGGCGATGCAAGACAGATTATATTCTCAAATCCCGCGTAATTATGCCCATAAAACGGGCGGTGGTAAAAGCCGCCGTCCGTTTTTTATTGAAAGGAGAAAACAATGGCATTTATTATAAACTCAACAAAAAAATCAACGGCAAGCACAGCCGCAAGAACAGTTAATACCGCTTGTCGCACTTTTCTGATCGCCAATGCTTCGGAAAACACTGTAATATACTTCCGTGAAAATTCCGACGGAATTGCTTGTGCAGAGGGGAACGGATTCCCCGTCTTTCCTAAACAGACATTACCGGTCACTATAAGCGCACCGACAATATCAATATACGCTAAGGCAGAGGCAGACGTATTTATTCTTTACGGCGCGGAGGACTGACATGACGCTTGGAGACGGAAAGCGCCGAGTGCTGATGCTCCTCGACGAGTATTCTTCTGGCGGCGCAATAACTAAAGATAAAGACATTGAAAATAAGATGGTGGATTTTTTTGACACTGCGCAAAAAGAAATGGCAGGATACAAAAAAATAATCCGTAAGACGGAAATATCTCTCGCACCGGGAACAGGCAATTTTACGTATTATCCGCTCCCACAAGACTTCGGCAAAACCTTCCGTGTTTGGAAAAACGGGAGAATGCTTTCAGGCTATCCCATTATAGGCGGCGAGCTTGCCGTACCTTCACACGAATCAGGAATGATAATTCTTGAATATTTCGCATTGCCCGAGACAATAACTCCGAGCACACCCGACAGTTACGAGTTTGAAGTGTCTGAGGATGCCGCAAACTGCTTGCCGTTTTACGTCGCAGCTCAACACCTTATCGCTGATCTTGTTGTCGATTACGGAGCATTTTGGCAGATGTATCTTAATATGCGTGCCGCTCTTGATACTTCACTCCCGTCAAGCGGAGGAATGAGAAGAGTTGCACAGAAGCTTTATGGAGGTTAATGATGGCAAGTAAAAGCGCTATAAGAACCAAAAACTATACAAGCTTCAAAGGGGTCGATTTCTCAACAGACCCGTCACTTGTTGACGACTCCCGTTCACCTTGGGCGCCTAACATGATTTCCGATGCGGGCGGAATGCCCGAAAAACGCACAGGATGGCGTATTTTAAAGCAAGGAGAGGGCGAGAGGGTGAACGGTCTTTATACTGCTGAATTCAACGGAAAACGCCGTGTATTTGCACATATAGGCACAGAGCTTTTTGAATACAAAGACGGAAATATTATACCTGCAATTTTGCTGGCGCTTCCGGATGAACGCTCTACCGCCGTGTATATGGGCGGTTATCTTTGGATATTTACTGGGAACAGCCTTATACGGTGTGACGGGGATACTGTTGTTCTTGCATCGGACGTTGCGTATACCCCGCTCACGCAGATTTCCGTGTCACCCAAGGACGGCTTCGGCACAGTTTACGAAGACGTTAACCTTTTGACGTCTCGTCAGCGCATAAGCTATCTTGCTGACGGTAGCACAGAATATAAGCTTCCTTATGATACGGTTGATGCAGTCCTTGAGGTTGTTGTAGACGGAGAAGTTCTTCCCGTTTCCGAGTACACGCCCGATATCGCTCAAGGTAAGATTACATTTAAAGCCGCACCCGATAAGCCAGCAGTCGGCGCAGCTGATAACGTTTTTGTAACCTTCAGCAAGGAAATCGAAGGTTATAAGACTAAAATCGAAAAGTGCAAAATTGCGACAGTCTGGGGCGTAGGCGGTGCGTTCGATAGAATAATCTGCTCCGGCAACCCCGACTATCCCAATTACGATTTTACAAGCGGATTTAACGACGGTACCTATTGGCCCGACCTTGGATATCAGGTGGCGGGCACATCTCAGACAGCAATTCTCGGATATCTTCGCCTCGGCGAATACCTTGCAATAATCAAAGAGGATAACGGACAGGATTCTACTGTCTTTATAAGAAGCGGAAGCCTTGACGAGAAGGGTAATGCTATATGGAGCATGAAGCCCTGTCTCTCCGGTGCGGGAGCTGTGACACGCTTCGGCTTCGGCAACATCGACGATGAACAGCTGTTTCTTACCGGTGCAGGCGTTTACGCACTCACTACTAACAGTCTTACAAGTGAAAAGATAGTGCAGAACCGAAGCTACCGCATAGACCCGAAGCTCACAAAGGAGAATCTTTCGGATGCCGTATGCATTTCTTATGACAACTCGTATATGGTGTTCGTTAACGAACACGTTTACGTGCTTGATGGTAAGCAGCAAAAAAGCTATCCGACAAGAGCGGATACGTCTTTCCTTTACGAGGCGTACTTCTGGGATTCGATTCCCGCACGGTGCGTAATGAAGATTGTTAACAACGGGAAAGAAGAACTGTGGTTTGGCACGGATAACGGAGATATATGCCGATTTAACACGGACATCGACGATTTATCAAGGTTTTCGGATAACGGCAAGCCTATTAATGCCATATGGAGCACTAAATTCGATGACGACGGCGACCCTATGATTCTTAAGACTCTTATAAAAAAGGGAAACGCCGTTACCCTCAAGCCACATTACCGCTCGTCAGCTATAGTGTCATTCAGAACGGATAAGGACGCTTACGCATGGGAGGGCGCTTCGGGTACCGTTGATGTTTTCAACTGGGAGGATATCGACTTTGAGCGCTTAACGTTCAATTCTAACGATGGCCCGACCGAGATTGCATTGAACCGAAAAATTAAGAATTATAAACGGCTTCAGATAGTCGTTGCTAACAACGTTGTGAACGAAGGATTCGGAGTATACGGCATCGTCAAGCACTTCGTTACAGGCAATTTTGCAAAAAAATAAAAGGAGGGATAAAATGTCTCTTGAAAATTTTAAAATTACAGATGAGCAAATTTTAAAAAACGGAGTTGTTTCGGCCCCGGATAAACTTACGGGTAATGCTGCCGAAAATAAGGCTTTGTTTGACAATCTCATCCGAGCTATAGTCAGGGAAAGCGTCAATAATATTATAGATATACTTGTATCATCAAAAGGTGCATCAGCTCTTGGTGCAATGACTCTTGACGGTTACGGAATAAACTTACAAGAACTACTTAATCTCATTGAATCAGCTGCCGAAGAAGCTCAAAAAAACGCTGAAGATGCTCTCGAAAAAGCAAATGCCGCCTCTGGAGTAGATTTGTCAACTTTTATTACTAAAGATGATGTTGCCGAGTTTGGAGAAGCTCCCGGACTGGTTTCTCTTTATGTTAACAACGAGTACGGACTTGGTTTCAAGGAGGGTAAATTTGCTGTAATTGGTGCCGGTTCCGGAACTATTGCATTAAAAAAGAACGGAAATATGCCGATAACGCCTCGATATCTTGATGAAGCAATTAAGGTTGGACTTACAACAAATACTACTATCTTGAGCAACGCAGAGAAATCAGTGGCTCTTGCGTGGCTTGGTGCTCCACTTGTTTCGTTTGGTACTTATGTCGGAGGTGGCGAGCTTGGTAGTTCTAATCCTACCAAAGTAGCTTGCTCTTTTCAACCTGATGTTGTGATTGTAGCATCTAACTGCTTGCTTGGTGGTAATTCTATGAAGCCGTGCATTAGGATAATGAGCAAAGACGGAGGCACTGTAATTTACGAGCCGTCTTCGTCATATGACCCTACCATAGACTCTTCTTCAACATTAGGCTTCGCTTATGTGGATGGTTTTATATCGTGGTATGGCAGTGCTGTTTATAATCAGTGCAGTATATCAAATCTTGAATATAGTTGGATAGCATTTGGAGGTAATTATGAAGGTAATTGAAATTAAAGCACTTTCAAATGGTGCACACCGAAATCAAGCGGGAATTAATTACATCCCCGATGGCTACGCACAGATTCCCGATGATATGCCTATCCCCGACACCTTCCCTTTTGTTAATATCGAGGTAGGCGACGAGACGAGATACACCGAGAGGAGTGTGTATAACGAGGAAACCGAGGAGTATGAGACCGAGAAGACACCTTATACTGTCAAGGTTGTAACAAGTATGACCGCAGGTGTTGTTCCCGAACCCATCCCCGAAGAACCGGAAAACAATGAGCTTACAGCCGAACAGATGGCGACGGCTATTATGGAAGGAGTGAACAGCATATGACGGATATCAATCTTATCCTTGAGACCTTGAAGCGTGCGGGACGGATGATTGCCGAATCGGTGCAAGAAAAGTCCGGAGATCTTACCGCAACTGCGCTGAATGCCGAAAGAGATTACATTCCAAACTTCAAAGAAGCGTGCAAAAGTAAAAATATGATAAATCGAAAATTCGGATTCGTGTGCAAATCAAGCGCTGGACGTGTGGTGAAGCTTATTCAGCCTTATGACTCGGACATTTACACTTCAGAACCCGAAGAGCTTCCGGCGCAGTGGGGCTTTGTATGGTCAACTGACCCCGCTCATGCACTTCCCTTTATAGCACTTTCAACGTCGCCTTATAACACAGGTGATTGCTGTGCAGTCGGTAATAACGTTTATCGCTCTAAAAAGGATAATAACGTATGGCCGCCAAGCGCATACCCCGAAGGCTGGGAGGTGATCGACGGATGATAGAGGCGGTGATATCAGCAGGTGCGGGAATTATCGTCGGAGTACTTGCCCTGGTCGGCGTGATTATAACTAATAACCGTTCTAACGATAAGCTCAATACGGAAATTCAGCATAAGCTCGAAACGTCTCAGGCAGTAACCGATACCAAGATAGAAGAGCTTACACGTGAAGTTAGAGCTCACAACAATTTTGCAACGAGAATTCCCGTTATAGAAGAGAAAATTGAAGTTGCAAATCATCGAATTAAAAACCTTGAAGGCTATCACAAAGGAGGATAAAAATATGATTAAAGTAACACTTGACCCCGGGCACGGCAGATATGACAACCGTTCGCCTAATAACCACTTGTACGTGGAAGGCACCCAGATGTGGCACCTTGCGGTATACCTTGAAAAGGCACTTACGAGATACGGAATAGAGGTTGTAACCACCCGCCCTAACATTGACGAGAATCCTACCCTCGAGGAGAGGGGAGCAATAGCCGGCGAGAGCAAAAGCGACCTTCTTATATCTCTCCACTCGAATTCTCCCGCACTCTCGCTTGACGGCACTTATGACAAATCGGTTACGGGCACAGTGGTTTTTTATCCGCTCGGTGCACCCGAAATAAAATCACTTGCCGATTCTCTCGGCGGAAAAGTCTCGGCGCTGATGGGGCACTACTACAGAGGCTCATTCACAAAGACATATCCCAATTCCCCCAAGCTTGATTATTACGGAGTAATTCGTAACGCAGTCGCCTACGGTTGCCGTAACGCTATAATTATAGAGCATGGATTTCACACTAACCTTTCAGACTCCGAATTTCTTCTTGATGACGAAAACCTCAAGGCGCTTGCCGAGGCGGAGGCAAAAATTATAGCAGAATATTTCGGCGCAGCTGAAGAAAAAAATGTGCCCGAAGAGTGGGCACGTGAGGCTGTAGAGTGGGCGACGGCTAACGGTGTTCTCAAGGGGGACGAGCACGGAGACTTAAAGCTTAAGGACCCCTGTACCAGAGAAGAGGTTGTCACAATGCTTTACAGAGCGCTTGGAAAGGAGAATTAAAAAATGTTGATATCAAATAAATTTTATGACATTCTTCGTAAAATTACGCTCATTCTTCCGATTATAGCAACTCTTTATATCATGCTGTCGGAAATCTGGGGATTTGTTTACGTAGATAAGATCTTAAGAACGTTTGTTGCAATAGATGGCGCTCTTAATACTTTTCTTGAGGTAAGCAACAGAAAATATAAAAAGAGCAAAGCTCAGGATACGAGCAAAGGGGAGTGAAATAAATGGCGTACAGGACAGACCTTGGGTATGATGACGCCCTGGACTATTCCAAGGAGCTTTCAAGAACTGATATTTCGGATTCCTACCGAAAGGTACTCGAAAATGAGAGAACTAAAAAAATAAACCATTTATACGGCGGCGTTGAGCCTAATCTTGCCGGGAGCAATATGACTTATACGCAAGCCCTTAAAAATTCGGGTAAAATAACCAATCCCGCAATACCTAAAAAACCACAGACTGTGACTTTGAGCACCGATTATACCCTATATGACAGCAACGGTAACGCCCTGCCTCAAGAGGTTAAGACCGAAACGCCTGTCACGTCTCCGACCGACAAGGCAATGAGTGACCTGAAGGGACTGTATATCGGTCCTAATTCGATGTATGCGCAGGCGCTTGCCAATAATTATAAAATTACGGATGCCGGAGTCAAAAAGGCGGTAGGTGAGCTTGAGAGTCAAAAAACTGAGACCAACCGTAGCTTTGCCAATCTTTTCAAGCAGCTCTATCAGGAAAAGAAGGGTGCCGAAAAGAACATAGATCAGCAGCTTGCACACCAGGGAATAACAGGTGGTATGAGCGAGTCAACCCGCCTTGGAATCAACACAAGCTACGCCGATGCTCTTCGTCAAGGAGAACAGGAGCGCATTCAGGGGATTAATGACCTTGACCGTGCAATAACCGACGTTCGCCTCGACGGAGATATCGCCAAGGCACAGGCGGCAATCGATGCCAATAATCAGGCAATGACCGGATACGCCGCATATCTGCAGACGGTGCTTAACCGTGCCGATAATGATGCCGCGATTAAGCGGGAGCAGGATGCTATATTGAGAAGCGAGGCGGCAAGTGATAAATCGTATGCGTATCAGTATGCTCTTGCGATTCTTCAGAACGGTGCAATGCCTTCGGATGAGCTTCTTGCGTCAGCCGGAATATCCAAGCCCGACGCACAGAGAATCGCCGATTCCGCCAATTACGAGAAGAACCTTGCGATTACTAATCAAGACAAGTCGTACACATATCAGTATGTTATGGCGATGCTCCAGAACGGCTTGATGCCATCCGATGATATTCTCACCCGTGCGGGAATTAATAAGGCAGATGCTGAAGCCCTGCGTCTTAGTGCCCTTAACCAAACGGCAAAGAATAACGGATTAAGCTATTCAGCCGCCTTTGATTTAGCAAACAACGGGATTTTCACACCTGAAGTCATATCCGCCCTCAAGGCTAACGGCTACACCGACGAGCTTATAAGCCGTGGATTTCTCCCGGACAGAGAATCTTTAAAAAATCAAATCGGCTCTTGGGGCTATATCAGTCCTGACGGGCAAATATCTCTCGACGGTTGGGAAGTAATAAAACTTATGTATCCCGGCTTAATATCCGAAGATAACCTTGCCGAAATGGGCTTGACCCTCGGGAAATATTACACCGACCCGTTAAGCATGAGTGACACAGCTCAGTCGCTCTATAATGAGATTAACTCCGCAACGTCACTCTCGCCGGCATACAACTATAATGTGATACAGGCGAGACAGAACGGTAGCATCACCGAAGCTGAATACAACACACTGCAGAGTTTTATCAAGAATAAATTCAACCTTTAACACGGAGGTATAAAATGACAGAACAGGAAAGAATTCGAAACAGAATACTTAAGAGTGGCAAGCTTCCTACGTCCCCGACTGCAGCGCCTCCCGCTGCGGCGGGGGCTTTTACCCCGACGGCAATGTTCAAAAACACTCCGAGCACTCCTGCGCCGTCCTACGCCTCAGCGTATGCCGAGGCGATAACATCGGGAGGTGCGCCGGAAAATAAAACGCCTTATACGAAGGTAATGTTTGAAACGTTTGGCGACGATTTGTTACACGGAATAGATTCTGCAGTTAAGTTGGGAAAAGGCTGGAAACCGGTTGAAGAAGTTGAAAGGGTTGAAACGGAAGTTGAAAACCTTTTACCGCGCACAAAATCCTACGTCGAGTATTATAATACTTTAAATCCCGGGAATAAGTTTTATACGGTCCCTAAATCGGCAAATTACACAGACCGTATAATCAAAGGTGATTCCGAGAAAATAGATGAGCATTTTGAAAAATCCCCATCTAATCTCAGTGCATATATGCACGGTCTGTCTAATTATGTAAAGGATACGAAAAAAAACTACGCTCAGTACAAAAATAAAGAAGCATATGACAGAGTTAATAACGAGGCGACAAAGCTTTCCAATATGTCTTCTGACGAGCTTAAGCTTGAAAGAATACGCAGCAAATCCGACGTTACTCTTTTGGAACGCTTTAATGAACTTGAAGAATATAAAGCTTACATCGATAATGCAGTAACTTCTGAAGATAAGCGAATTGCACAAGAGCACATGAATGCCTTTTTGGACGTTTACGGCTATTCGGACTACGATTCGGCATATAAGGATTTATACGAGCGCACGAAACATATCCCAATCGGAAAAACAAATAAAGTAGCGTATATGCTTCCCGACGGTCAAACGATAATGTGGGATGACCTTATATCTGACGCCGAACACAATGAATATACAAAAGAATATTTCACAAAAGTTTCTGCTAATCCTGATTTCACAGAAAAAAGCACATACCATAAAAAGAGTGTAAAATATGAAAGCACCATCATCATCGGAGAGGGCGAATATTACGAACCAAGCACTAAAGAAGACCAAAGGACACACTATTATAACTTGGTGAATAACGACCCTACAGCAGTTGATTCTTGCGAAAAAACGTATTTAACTTCTCGAGGGAAAGAAGATTACCGATATAGAATGTATCTTTCGGAGGACGAAAAAAAGGTATTCAACTATTTGTACGAAACGCAAGGCTACGAAAGTGCAAGAGAATATGTTGAGAATATGAAAAAGATTCTCGAGCGCAGACGCTTGCAGGATGATATTAAAAGCTATACTGAATTTGCGGAAGAAAACCCTGTAACGGCATCTGTAATCTCAACTCTTTCAAGTCCTATAACAAACCTTTCGGGCTTTGTTGGAGGAATCACCGGTGCGGATAAGACCTCCGGGCTGTACGCAGGTACGCACTTTACTAACACCGTTCGAAGTACGGTGGAAAATAATATTAACAGTGGTCTCGGTAAATTCTTATACCGTCACGGCATGGACGTTGCCGATCAAGTCGTTGCTCTTGCTATGGGAGGGTTCGGACGGTATGGTAAACTCAGTAAAGCCGCAACTCAAACTATAATGAGCACGGGCGCTTTTTCTCAGACAGTCTTAAACTCCAAAGAGAGAGGGCTCTCTGACGAGGAAGCAATTTTTCTCGGTACTATTGCCGGTGCCTCTGAATACTTTTTCGAAAGCAAAGGTTTTGATGCGCTCTTCGACAAAGACGGTCTCATGAAAGAATCGGCGTGGAAATATTGGCTTAATTCTTTAAAAACAGAGGAAATAGGCGAATTTGGAACAGAGCTTACAAATGACGTGTTTGATGTTCTTGTGTCTCAAGACGCCAGCGAATGGAAACGTGAAATTGACAGTTACATAGTAAGCGGCATGACGCAAAAGGAAGCATTTTCCAAAGCCATAGGTAACGCCGCATCCCGTTACGGGGATATTGCACTCGGAACTCTCTTTTCGACAGGCGTCATGTCCGGTACCCCTGCCGTTACAAGTTCTGTAAAGCAAGCGTATACAGATTCAAAAACGGGCTCCTGGCTTCGCTCAGATAATGCCGATGCAGACGGAGAAATTACACGTTCTGTGATAGAAGAAGGACTTGACTTTGAGGATGATTCCGATGCAATGTATTCCGAGCCTTCGGAGGAATTTGACGGCAGAAGCTTTGAAGAGCTTATGGGCCTTGACGGTACCGAAAAAAGCACGTCAACGTCAAAGGTACCCGAAATTAAGCTTCCTACCGCAGAAGACATTCTCAGCGGAAATTATACCCCCGCGACTCCTGTCACAACACCCGTTAAGGAAATAAAACTCAAGACAGGAGAAGAAATAGTTGCTGAAGAGAGGGCAAAAGAAGAAGCTTTGTCCAGCACAAAGAAATTTGAAGACCTTTCCAAAATAGGTAAAAAACAAATAGCAGATACTTCTTACGACTCCTCGGGCATGATAAATACTCAACCTATAAAAGAAGATAAAGGCTTGTGGAAAAAAATAAAAGATGGTGCGAATTACTTGGCTAGCAAGCTGATTGACTCAGGCCGTGGCGTTACTAAAATTGCGAAGGAAACAGGTGATGGTAAACTTTACGGGTATTATAATATGGCACGTGCGTCTCAAAACATTGCGGCATATATGGTTATGAATGCGGCAACAGATATTAACGGACGTGCAACCGGAAAAAGCCTTACCGCTATATTTGAGCCGATACACCAAAAGGGCAAAGATTATTACAGAAAGTTCCAAGAGTATCTGTATCACAAACATAATATAGACCGAATGTCCCTTAAATCAAACAACGAAGATATCGCTACGGCTAACAATGCGTTTGTTGATTTTCAAAAGTCTCATCCCGAGCTTAATGCCTATACTCCGTCACAAATTAGCGAAATAGCATACACACCCGGACATGAACTTCATGATGAGGCGAAAGAATATATGAAATTAGCTCGTTTGTCAGACGAAGTGAGAAGAAGAGAAAACAAGCCTGTATTCGGGCCTGACGCAAGCGGCAAGGTTCCTGATGCAAAAGAGAGTCGCATAATATCGGACAACCTGCTTGCAGAGCATCCGGAATTTGCCGAGTATGCGAAAGAAGTGTATTCATATCTTGATAACCTCATGGATTACCGAGAAGCTTCAGGGCTTATAACTCCCGAACAGCGGGCTGTGCTTAAAAAGCTTTATCCGAATTACGTTCCGACGTTCAGAGTGACAAAAAAAGGTGAAGGACGCAGAAATAAAAACAAGGTAGAGATAGGAAGCACTATTGGTAAGGCCGAGGGCGGAACCACAACACTTATGCCGATAGAACAGGCACTTATACAGCTCACGGGGCAAGTTGTAAGCGAGGGCACAAAAAACCGTTTTGGCTCAAGACTTCTCAATGACGTTATGAAGTATTCGGGCAAAGACTACGAAAAGTCGCCTGTTGCAAAGTACGTTGTAGAAGAACCTGCTAAAGCAGATTACTTTAACGGCGCTGAATACTATGACGACACAGTTCAAGGGGGCAAAAACGATAAAGCGACGACCAATACCTTTATTGTGTATAAAGATGGCAAACGCTGGCAAATGAAGACCAACGGATTACTCTACGAAGCGGTGTCTGCTCTTGATCGTAACGCCACCGAAGAATTAAACCTTATGGCAAAAACCAACGATGTCTTTAAAAAGCTTATAACTGAATACAATCCCGCATTTCTCATAAGAAACGGAATAAAGGATATTCAGGAAGCGCTTTTCAACAGCAAGGATTTAAGCAAGTTTTCGCAAAATTACCCCATAGCAATAAAAGAAATTGCAACGAACGGTGAGTATTGGCAAGTATACCAAGCACTCGGAGGATTGAATGCATCGCTGTACGATTCTCCCGGTTTATCTTCGGGCGCATCAAGTGATGTTGCCAACGGAGTCAAAAAAATAGTAGACGTATATACGTTTGCTAACGTTAACAGGATTATCGAGCAGCTTCCGAGATTTGCTGAGTTTGTGGCGACGGTTAAGAAAAACGGCGGAATCGAAAACGCAAGCATGGACGTGCTGACAGAGGCTATGTATAACGCAGCTGAGGTAACTACCAACTTTGGCAGAAGCGGTCAGTGGACAAAAGTGTTGAATAAGTATGCTGTTCCATTCTTGAATCCGGCAGTACAGGGTGCAAGCAAAGCAATTCGCAATATAACGAGTGCGACAAGCTTTGCTGCATGGGCAAGGCTTATAGCCAAAGGTGTAATATTTGGATTTACTCCGGAATTACTTAATTACTTATTCTATAGTGACGACGAAGATTATGAGTCTATAAGCGATGAAAACAAGGCAAATTATTACCTCTTCAAGTATGATGACGGAAAATTTATTAAAATTCCCAAAGGCAGATATATTTCCGCTATAAATTACACCTTTAGAGAGATAATCGACGCAATCAAGGGTGAAAAGTTTGATGTAGTTGATACAGCCAAGCACGTAACGGACCAAATAGGCGTTGCCAATCCCCTTACAAACAATTTCTTTTATCCGTTAATTGCTACAGCTGTAACAGACGACGAAAACCCCGGCGAAACGTGGTATGGCTCTGATATAGAGGGAGAGAGCTTGCAGAATCTGCCTGTTACTGAACGCTATGACGCACGAACCGACGAGTTCAGTAAGTTTATAGGAAAAACGTTCAATCTCAGCCCGAAGAAGATTAACTATTTGCTTAATCAATACGGCGGAGTTCTTGCGGATGTTTTTCTCCCTATGTTAACACCTGCAGCAGAAAATGATTTTATTTCAGCAAACTTTACCCTTGACAGCACCGCAACCAACAAGTACAGCGGAGAATATTACGACGCCAAAAAGAAGGCAGACTATTCCGCCAACAGTATAAAAGCTACTCCGTACGATACGCTTAGCCAAAAATATTGGACGGACCGCACAAAAGGGATATCCGAAGTCAACAAAGTTATACGTGAAATAGAGGCAGACGAAAGCATTTCGGATAAAGATAAAAAGGAACTTCTTCACGTTCAATACGGCATCCGTAACGCTCTGTACAAAACGGCACTTGACACCTCGAAAAAGTTTGACAAAGTAAGCCGTGAGTATTACGACAAAGCGCCGTACAAAAACAACGAAGATAAGCTTTCATATGCTTTCGCTATGGCAACACGTGATGTTTTCGGTGCTGAATACGCACTTTCAAGTGTGAATAAGACTGCATACAAAGAAGCGGCGGAGCTTAGCGGTAGTGGAATTTCCTACGACGAATACTTTGACGCCTATTTTGCCTACGATAAAATTAAGGCAGACAATAAGAACTCAAAGGTACGGCGTACAGAATTTGCACACTGGCTTAATAAGAACGGCAAAGACATGAACTCCGCCGAGAGGGCGGCACTTCGTGAAGCTCTTATAGGAGAGGGCGAGACCTCTTACGACAAGCTTGTCAGCGCCGGTGTATCGGATAAGGGGGCGTATGAGGTAGGCGTGAAGCTTGATAAGCTTGACCCGGACCCGTATACCGCCTATAAGACCGTACAGCCCTATCAGAAGTACCGTGTTATTATCAATTCATCACTGTCTGACAGAGATACCGTGGCAGCCATGAAGGCAATAAGCACTGATGCGCAGGCACAAAAAATTCAAAAGCTTGCTGATTCGGGAATAGATCTTAATCTTTTCACAAGGCTTGCTGAAAACATAGGCAAAGCCGGGAAGAGTGTCTGGAGCGTAAGCAACAGCGAGCTTCGTGTATGGATTGACCGCTTGACACCGCCTGCCCTCGGACTGGATGCTCCACTTACGTGGCCGCAAATTAAAAACACTCTTTATTCGGCATTAACTTCAAAAGCCGCCTCAACACCTAAAAATAGCTCAACTACAAGCACAAATACCGCTACTGCCGGAAAGTTCCTTATTCAGCAAATGAAATAATACGAAAAAATCCTGCGTGTAATCACGCGGGATTTTTTATAATAATCAAAAAGTCGATAACTCATAAGGAACGAAAAAAGGCAGGGAGTTAAACCCTGCCTATAACCACTCCGAACGTTCCGCTTTGAAAGATTAAACGGAAATGTTCGGATAGCTCGTCAAATGGTCCACCCTACAGGACTCGAACCTGTCACCTTCAGAATCGGAATCTGACACTCTATCCGGATGAGCTAAGGGTGGAAATATGTGCCGAAAACGGCACGTTATTTTTTTGTCGGTTTTTTCTTTCTGAAAAAGAATATGCAAAATACCACAAGCACGATTGCTGTGATTATAAAGATTGCTATCGATACAACGTTGAGAATACTCAAGAAGGTGTTATCCGAGACGATTGAGGACTTTCTTTCCGCCTTGACGCTTTCTTTGGCGAAAAGAGGCTCGGTCAACGTGTGCTCGCCCACCTTCACCGTAACGCTTCCGATTTCATCGCCTTGATTTACAGACGAGGTAATCTTTTCGGGAACGGAAAAATCAAATTCGACACTCTCGTCAACGGCGCACAGATACACTCTGTCCGAGGCGGCTGCAAGCTCAACGCTGTCACGATTCCCCTCGTCAAAGGGAACGCTTTGAAGCACCTCGTCCTTTTCTATTATCTTGTCTAAAGAAAACCTTGCAAATGCGTATTCGTGAAGATTTACGGCATCCGTGAAAGCCATGTTGCTTTGATAATACTTGTCACGGTTTGCGCCGAGTGTTACAAGAAGATAGCTTTCATCACCGTCTCGCGCAAGAGTTATAAGACAGCGCCCCGCTTCATCCGTAAAGCCTGACTTGACACCCGTTACCTTTGAATAATAGGTGCTCTTTTCGGGATTCTCAATTTCAATGGTCGTTTCAAAGTAACGCTCGTCTGACATATCGGTTGCGGGAATAGTATGATTCCAACAAGCTATGATATCACAAAAATCCTTGTTTTGCAAGGCATATTTTGCAATAATTGCCATGTCACGGGCAGTTGTGTAGTGATTCTCGTCATGGAGTCCGTGAGCGTTTACAAAATGAGTGAT